AGTGCCGGATAGGTGGAGGTCTTTGAAACTGTAGTTACCAGATGCCTGCCCTAAGCTGACCTCTCCGACATTCACTACTCCATCTCGAACTGGCAAAATAGCGCTATTAGCAAATCTAAAACCTGCGTGGTTGGCCACTGCACCGGAGATAATTAAATCACCACTACTAGTACCAATACTGCCAACGGTTGTGCCATCTTTCTGGAATATAGAAATATCACCATCATTACCTAGTCGGTTTACTATTTGTACTGTAGTTGCATTCGCTGTGTGGGTAGCCCTTCCGTAACCAAGTAGCTCATGGCCTGCTGCTGCACTAGAACTAGCAGTTTTACCCACGAGTAAGTTGCCCGAGTTGTCGATTCTGAGCCTCTCAGACCCAGCGGTGTACATGTTGATCAGCTCAGTAGAGGAATTACCTGTTATCCGAGTCGTGAGATCGTCCCAGCCGTATGAATACCCGTTACCCATTTTAGCGTGACCGCCAATATTAGCAGTGCCGGATAGGTGGAGGTCTTTGAAGCGTCTCTCACTCCCACTTACCCCTCTTCCTAAATCAATTAAGGCATCGGCAGGAGAGTTTGTACTTGGGTTATGAGGGAATATGGCGTTTTCTGTTGAGTAGTCATAAAAACTTAGCCCTACATCCCCTGTTCCGATATACAGGTCACTACCTGTGTTGCCGATTTGGCCAACGCTTGTCCCATCTTTACGGAGCTGGAGGATGTCTCCATCGGTATTTAGCCTGTTAAATATGGCTGTAACGTTACTATTCCTTACAACCGAAATTCCATTATCGTTGTAAATTGTTGTCCCTGCTGTCGTGTTATCGGCTGTGGTTTTTCCGAATAGGGCGTTGCCCGCCGAATCGAGGCGCATCTTCTCCGATCCAGCAGTATTATTTATTCTAAGGTTTCCGCTATCCACATAAAAATCGTAAGAGGTCGTAGTGTCTTCAATTCTAATTCCGCTAGTTACATCAGATGAACTAAATTTAGCTACAAGATTTTCAGATGAAACTGTATGCAAAGGTGCTGTCGGAGAACTCGTTCCGATCCCGAAATTGCCATCTTCTGTAATTCTGAGTCGCTCAGCAAGCGCACTACCAGAAGCCTGACCCACTTCAAAGATAAGGTCAGTGGCACCCGCGTTAGTAGATCCCGTGTTTTGGCGTTCAGCAAATATTCTTGCGTTTGCCACAGTGTTACTAGCACTGTAAACCGAACCGAGAACAATAGCTGGGCCTGTTCCGGCGTTAACGTTATCACTGATAATCGCAGCATTAACTAGTGGGTCAGTGCCTGCGGAAAAGTTGTATGTGGCCGGTGCTCCAGAGATTTCCAAACTACCCGCCAGCACCTCACCCGTTACATCAATGCCAGCAGGTGACACCCTTAAATACGTATTATTGTTTGAGCCGAAATTCCAATTAGCACCAGCCGAACTTGTACCTATGTTAAAACGACTGTTGAAGTTATCGTCTAACGTCCAAGTATGTATCTGAGCTGCATTATCTAGCTGTATACCCGAACCAGAGAACTCTGCTTGTGTTGCTGATACCTCGCCCGTTACAGAAATGCCAGTGTTGGTAGTGGCCAGCTTGGCTATGCCATTGTAGTAAGAAGTAACCCCTTCATTACCTACAGAATGAATAAACTTCTCTCCACCAGCAGATTCCAGCACTAAATCAGTGCCACTGCTAATTGTAAGATAACCTATGCCAGTTTCTTTAATGTAGCTGTTGCTACCATCATGGTAAATCTGAAGGTCATCACTGTCACCAAGTAAAAGCTTGTCATTATCTCCCAGAGATATATCACCGACTATATTGCCACCAGCATCAACAAGAACAACATCCTCAGCAAAAGGTATAGTCCCTGTTGTTACGCCTGTATTAAATGCCGCAGCCGTACCAACCAGTGAGCTACTTGTTACTGCACCCCAAAGGATCACAGTGACAACATCGTCAGCTAACGCAATAGGACTTGCGAGTACAATCGTCGTACCATTAGTCGCGGTAAAGTCAGAGAAGTTTAGTTGTACACCGTTATATAAAACCTGAGTCAAACCAACATCGTATGTAATTGTTAGTGTGGTCTGTGTTGCAATGTTGGTAAATTCTGTTACTTGATAAACACCTTCAACAACAGTAGAAACCAACTTCCACAATGAGCCTGTGTAGACCTTCATTACATCTTCTGAGGTGCTCCAATACATAGCACCGGAAAGAAGTGCGCTACCGTCATTATCTAAAGTAGGATCTGAAGCCTTCGGGCCTAAGTATCGATCATCAAAGGAATCGTAAGAAGCAGCTGCTGCTGTAGCTGAATTGCTAGAGGCTGCAGCAGAACTAGAAGATGCACTAGCAGAGGTTGCTGCATTACCTTCAGAAGTAGACGCTGCGCTCTCACTAGCCGCTGCGTTCGTCTCTGAGGTAGCTGCATTTGATTCTGAGGTAGCAGAATTAGTTTCAGATAGTGCGGCTGCGTTTTCACTGTTTAATGCGTTTGTCGCGCTAGTAGATGCACTCTGGGATGGGTCATCCCAGCTTGATCCGTTGTAAAATTTAGTAGCCAACTCAACAGAGTTGTAATAAACAGCACCAACCGAAATTGCGTTACCGTCATTGTCGTGAGTCGGGTCTGTGGTAAAAGTACCAAGGAATCTATCATCGAACGTATCAAAGGTATTGTTAATTGACACTTCAATGGCGGCAACATTAGCCTCGACACCATCTACGTAAGTTCTATCGGCAGCAGTCGATGCGGCATCTATCCCAGTCTGGGTAGAATCTAAACCAGTCTGCACTCTGTCTGCAGCTGTAGCTGCTGCGTCAGATACTGTCTGAGCAGCGTCTGATATAGTCTGAATAGCATCAAGGCCAGTCTGTGTTTCGTCAAGTCCAGTCTGAACCCTGTCTGAAGCTGTTTGAGCCGCATCAAGTATTGTTTGGGTTACATCTAAGTTTGTTTGTACTGCATCCGCTGTAGTCTGTACTCTGTCAGCCGCTGTAGCTGCCGCATCAAGCGTAGTCTGAGTGACATCAAGGTTTGTCTGAGTTCGATCTAAACCAGTCTGTACGCGGTCTGAGGCTGTCTGGGCAGCATCTGAAATAGTTTGTATTCTATCTGAGGTAGTTTGAACTCTATCTAAGCCAGTCTGAACCCTATCCGCTGCAGTAAGAATTGCGTCCGCCGCAGCTTCTGCCGCTGATTGAGCTGCATCGATAGCAGCTACAGCACCTGAATACCATACCGATCCGTTATACACATTAAGAAGGTCTGTTACGGTATCGAAGTACATCATGCCTTCGGTAATAGCGCCACCCGTACCGGTCGTGGTTGGCGCTACAGCAAAGGCACCAAGGTAGTATGTACCAAATGCAAGACCCTGCTCAAGAGATACAACCGCTAGGTTATATATTGATACAGTTTCAATGTCACCATCCTGCATCAATGGGATGCCAGATGTTGTAAAGTCAATGTGAACCACATACGGCAATGCCGTAGCCGTTACACCAACGTAGTTAGATGATAGGGATAATTGGGTGTCTGACGCTACCGAGGCGATTCTGTAAATTACAGACTCACCTTGAATTATAAATAAATCGTTAGCGCTTACAGATGAAAGCCAATTCGTACCGGAACCAGAGACAACCTGACTTCCATTGGTTACATCTACTGTTCCGATGCGTACTTGAGACATAATAAAAACCCACTTGTTTAATGGGTTAATTGTACCATATGCTGGTAAAGTCTATTGTCAGACAGTAAATGAAATATTTATTGCATCAAGCTCCTCCACTGTTGTAGCTTTATTTATTAAGTCTTCAAACTTCTGACGCTGACCTGCTATTGCCATAGAGAGTTGCTCAAACTTAGTTGCTTTCACTGATATTTTCTCAAGCAAAATTTCACGGTCAATCCCTCTGTTCAAAGCAAGAATGTCCACGTTAGGAGTGCCTGCTGTATTGTCCATAGCCCATCCTCTAGCCTCAGACTTCTGAGTTTCAAAAGTAAGCTTCTCAAAGTCTGGGTATGTAGAAATTAATGACTCAACATAATATTGAGACTTGATAAATATTAACTCAAGCAAGGGATTCCTGTAGTCATTAATATCAATAGGTTTCTTTGGGCTAATCTCTGCATCAAATAAAGCCCTAGTAACCTCTTGGGCGATTTCACTAGGGTCATCATGCGCACTAGTAAATGGTATCCACCCAAAATCTGGGTGGTTTATCTCAACATCAATAGTGCCATCTTCGTTGTGTATCGCGTTTTTTATTTCCATTATGAAATCCTTTTGTACATAGTTGCTCTGTCTTTATAGTAAGCAAAACCGACACACATCCAAGTACCAAATAATACCGAGGCACCAGTGTCGTTGTAAGCACTAGACCATCTCAAAGTGCTTCCTGCAAACGTATCACCCGGACTTGCAGAAGAGCCGCCTGATGAGCTTTTAAGCATAGCATAGGAACCTATACTAGAATAAGTTGTTTCAGCTCTCAGCATGTACCTGCCGGCAAGGTTGGTACCAAACTCACTGACTCCTCCAGTTGAATAAAGCCCGTTACAAGTAATATACGAAGATGCACCAATTATAGCAAAAGAACCATTTCCGTCTACATCCAAATCACCCGGAATAGATACCGTTTCGGATGAAGTCCCAAGCCTTATTTGATTGATTGCTGTTGTTGCAGATCCTTCACCAATGGCAACAGAGGAGGCAAACGAGGCTGCTGCGCTTGATCCTATAGCTATTGCATTGTATGCCGATACTTCACTTATTGCTCCGATGGCTATGCCATTTTGTCCGTCTACTGTGGCGGTTGCATCATAACCAATCGCAATAGAGTATGCATCAAGCGCATCAGCCGAGTTCCCTAATGCCGTTGCGCCAGTATCTGTGGCATTAGAATTCACCCCTAACGCTGTTGAGTATAAGCCAGTCCCATCTGAGTAAGTGCCAATTGATATAGAATCTTGGGCAGATGCGTTAGCATTAAACCCAATCGATGTAGACCTTAACCCTGCTGCATCAGAATCTTTACCTATAGATAAAGACTTCTCTCCTCCGGCATCTGCGTTGTAACCCATAGCAACCGATTCAACCCCATCAGCTACTGCGTTTTTACCAAAAGCCACTGAGCTGGTTCCGATTGTAGCTCCTGCTCCGATTGAGTCTGTTGCTATAGTTAGGTTTCCTGCTTCATATTTTATGTAATTAACACTACTACCTATAAATGCTCTTGGATTAGCGGTAGCACTATTGTTTGAGTTGTACTGAAGTTGTATACCGCTAGAGGCCCAAGTGGTGGAAGCACCAATTGCTATGTTGGCGTTAGTGCCGCTAAGGTGCAGCGTACCAGCTCCCATAGTCGTTGTACCATTAAGGGCTGTTTGAGTTACGTCAGCACCGGCCTCTACGTTTGAGCCAGAAGTAACTGTTACTACGCCAGTAAACGACCCACCACCAGAGAATGTTGCATTACCACTAGAGTCTATACTAAAGTTGTCTGTTTCGACGATAACCTTAGATCCGTTATATTGTAGGTAGTTAGTAGTACTGCCTATGTGCGCTATTGGAGTTCCTGAGTTGTACTGAAGCTGAATACCAGCGGTTCCAAAAGTCGTAGAATCACCGATCGCTATATTGGCATCAGTACCTTCAAGGTGAAGTGTACCTGCACCCATAGTGGTTGTGCCAGTATTTAAAGCCGCCTCAGTAGTGTCTGACAGGGTATCAGGAAGTGATTCCATTGATACGCCATAACCCCATACGACAGCGTTAAGGACAACCTCTGCTTGTCGCTGATCTACCAATCCTATTACTATCTCGGTTCCAAGTATTGAGTAGTTATCTGTTTTTGTGCCTTCGTAGTACTTAGTCCAAACTCCGCCACTTCTAACGCATGACATATACTTTTGAGCAAGTGTAGACTCATAAACTACATAAGCCACGCCAGTTACTAGGTTTGTATTTAATCTGCCTTTGTCGATAGATGTCGGTACCCCATCAACCGCTATTAGAGGGTTTATGTTTGAAGCGCTCGCGTCAGATAAGAACCCGTGATAAAAAACAGAACCAGCATTAGTGGTAGTAAAAGTAGAGTAACCTACTTTGCAGCCTATCTTTGATACGGTTGACACATCAGCACCGGGTGTTACGTTCGATCCAGTTTGAACTGTAATTGCGCCAGATATAGATGCATTACCCGCAGCGTCCAATCCGAAGTTATCAGTGTCAATTACAAGCTTACTGCCAGTAAAATCTATGTAGTTATTTGCAGCTTGACCAAAGTGGAAGTTGCCAGAGCTGTCTATATATGACTGGAAGTTTGTTCCGTCATAGTAGCCAAGGTATGTTGCGGTTAAGTTTAGGCCAGTAGATGCAGTTTCTGAAATTCTAGCTGGTATACCACTAAGAGTGCTACCCCATTCCGCGCCGTTAGTTGCGTCTGTTGGTGGCTTGGTTCCTGTAGTGTCTGCGTATGCTACTGAATCTGCAGTGGCTAATGCTCCAGCATCCGTAAGGCTGCCGATACCGCTACCACCAGTAATGGTCACAGAACCAGTAAACTCAGCAGCACCAGTGCTACTTATAGAGAAGTTATCAGAAGATATTGCACCGTTAGCAGATAGCGCAAGCTTGCCGAACTTAGCACTACCGTCTATGTTTACAAAGAAAGGAGTAGTAAGGCCATCTGAGGCGCTTAGAGAATATATATCAGTACCGACAATGTGAGGCCCCATTGTCATTAGGTAGTTAGAAGTTCCTTCGACCGTAGGTGCAATGGTCTGTATGTAGCCACCTTCATCAACGCCATTACCAGCCGTAAGTAAAACGCCACCATCTGTTGTGTTACCAACCTGAATATATTCGGTAGCTTGCAGAGTTCCAGCTGTTATCTTGGATGCAGTAAGGCTTGCAATTTTGGTTGATGGAAGTGCATTGCTATCCATGTTCGCATTTATGAAATCAAGATCAACCAAATCAACCGCAGTAGCCCAGTTACCTAAACCTTCTATTTCAGAAGCTATAATAGTTGCAGTGTCAAGAAATATAGAGACCGCATTGCCCGGCCCTAGCGTATCTACACTTACAAGCTCAACCTGATACCTTGTTCCGTGCGTTAGACCCTCTAGTGTTATTTCATTTGAATTTGCTGTTTTGTATTCATTATAAGTACCGTTTTCAACCCTGTACCGGTAGGCTGTTCCAAGTAAATCAAAGTCATCTGGTTGAGTAAATGAAACTTTTGCACTAGTAATTCCAGCCTCGTGAAGTATTTCTGTAGGTGGTGGTGGTAGATCGTTTGGCGCACCTATTGCAGTTGCAACTCCATCCCCGATCCCATCAACGGGTACTATCGTTAGCACCTCGTCTCTAACGGTCGACGGGGATAGCATTATAGAGGAGCCTGTGTAGACTTCGTTTCTTATTCTCACACCAACTAGATCTACATCGTCAGGGGGAGTAAACGATACTGATATACCTTCTAGTGAAAATATTAACTCAATATTAGTTACCGCGTCAGGGGCGGGATTAAAAGCATCACACGAAGCTGACTCACCGTCACCGAAACTATCCACAGAAACTATACTTAAAGTCTCCTCTCTGCCTAGTGATGGCGGTATGGTTATAGATGATCCTGTATAGAAGACCCCTCTTATTTTTACGCCAATATAATCAACGTCAGTTGGTGGCGTGAAGGATATATCTATACCGCTTTTAGTTTGAGTGCATTCAACATTAGTAACAGCTAAAGGTTCTGGATTAAAGGCATCAACCGAAACAGATAATCCGTCACCAAACTGATCAACAGAAGTAAGAGTAAGAACTTCATCTCTGCTTGTTGACGGATCAATTGTAACTGAAGACCCAGTGTATACTTTATCTCTTATTCTTATACCAACAAAGTCAGCGTCGGACGGTAGGGTATAAGAAATATCTATGCCATCTTTGGTCTGTTTTGCGCTGGGCGATGACACAGCAGCAGGTGCTGGGTTTGATACAGTAATAGATGTTGATGTTACTGTAAACCCAGTAGAAGATACAGGCTGAACATCTATCTTGAATTCTCTTACTGGGTATCCACCAGTGTCTTTTTTGTTCTTCTCAAAAGAGTATATGAAATAAGAATCAGTTACTATTTCTTCCCTCAAGATGCTTCCATTAGTTCTAAATATTCTAACTTTGTAGCCAGTTAAGTGAAGGTCTCTGTGGCCAGACGTTGTAATTATGCTGCCGCCAGCAGTTACAGATGTCTTTGCCCATTTGAATTCAGCGTCAGGGGATTTAAATTTATCCCAATCTGTTGCGTTTCCAAGTCTATTTATCAGTTCAAGTCTTTTGATCGCAGGTACTTTTATATCTTCTGGTGCGCTAGGTAGACCACCACTTGAATATCTAGGATCTTGAGATACAAAGCCAACAGCTATTGTTGATATTGTTGATGCGCCAGATCTTTTGTCCAATCCGTATGCGGTTGCTTTTATCTCATAAGACAAGCCATTGGATGCTACTGTTATTGTAGCCTCGCTTTTTATCTTATATGAAACAGGATACCAAACAGACTGACCTAATATTCTATACTCAAACTTTGCGTAGCTGTAAGAGCTGTCAGAAGGATTAGCTGTAGCAGTCATAGTTATTGTAGACTGATCACCACCCGGAGTCCTAGGGGTGTTTGGGGCAACCTGCAGGGCGAGTCCGGGCGCAAGTGATCGAGGAACAAGATCTACGCCGGGAGCTGGAACAAAGTCATCCGCCTGAATGAACCTTATTACTTTTATTGCAGTTCCGCCCTCTGAGGCAAAGTTTTTATTTGCCTGAGATGCAGCTGGTGGAGGCGATGATATGTAGTCCGTATTGCCCGGAGTATGCTTTCTGTAATCACCACTACCCCAAGGATATAAAGGATCATTTGAGTATGACTTTACTATTGGAGTCCATTCGCCAGTTTTTGCGACAACAAGATTATACAGGAATGGCTCTGGTGCATATCTGTCTTTCAGGGCGCAGATAAATACACCGGGCCAGCCATATCCACTTGAGCCTGCATGCCATGCCATTGAAGATCTTATTCCGACAGCACCGAGATTACTTGGATTTCCAGACAGGTTTATAACTGATGAATTTTCAAAAAAGAAACTGTCGCATACAAACATGCAACCACCGCCGCCGGACGATGGTGACCCACCAGCTGGATCAGTCAAGTTTTCAACTCTTGAGTTTCCACCGCGACCGCCGCCATTGCCAGATAGCGTTGAAGGCAGAAATGAATCTATTGGTTCGCCGTCTGTTAACCGTGTTATTTTAGAAAGATCTATGCTTGTATTTGAGGCATCAATTGGAGATTGCGTGTTTTGGTTTCGTCTAAATCTAACGTACCCATCAAGGAATCCATACTTGTCCTGATATAGACCTTCTTGGGCTGCATCTTGACCACCAAAATAATTCTTTCCTGTTCCACCAGTTCCAACACCGTTGATTACCGCACTAACACCCATTCTTATTGTTGAAGCATCAAGAAAGAAATCTTTACTAATTGTGGTTATTGAGCTATCTGGGAACTTTACATCACCGTCGAAGTAATACTTACCGGTTGGAATAGTGCTGGTGCTGTTAAATACAAACTCACCCTCACCGTTCACAGAACCATAACCAGACCCAATCAAAGAAGTCCATCCTGCGTGACCTATGTTTGATATGCTTGACCCGCTAGTAATCCCAAACTCTGACGGAGCACCAGAGCTTGTAAATAACTTTAATGACTGAGTACCCTGCAGGAAATCCCACGACATGCCTTGAACTTCAAAGCTCGCAAGCAATGAGTCTGCTGATGCGTAATCAGGCTGATTTGGTAGGTCTATAGTTACAGTATCACCAACCTCAATGGCAATCATGTCTCTCATCAAGCCTTCAGCAGTAATGTTTATTGAAGGGTTTGAGAACCGAGTTGCGATACCTTGTGCTACATAATCAAGAGTTGGCTTAGATCCTTTACTTCTGTTTTTTAAACCACGAAGCTTTATCTCATATGTATCTGACTTTATGTTAAATTTCTCTTGACTAACTACGTCAATGTAGCCGTCTTTTCTTGCGTAGAAATCCTTATCTGGTCTCCACTCCCAGTTTATTAAAAAGTTATTTCTTATCTTTTTAAAATCTCTGCTTATATTAGATACGGACGTGAGCGACTCATATGAAAGTACAATGTCGGAAGATGAATCTTGTGACTGAAAACCAAATCTGCGTAACTGAAGCTCGCCATTCTGATTTATATAGTTAAACAAACCGTAAGGTGCCAACAATTGACTCGCTATGAATTCTTTTGCTGTCTGCTTATCGATATCAACAAAAGCAACCTGCTGTTCCCATAAGTCTTGCCCGATATTCTCATAACTATCTATGTCGATTAGGTTGGCAGACACACCGGAATTCCAAGAGTCAGGTATACCCTCTCCGGCTTGACCGTAAAGATCACCAGTAAGAAGAGCTATTATCATCTTTGGAACAGACAGATCTAGGTATATTACTTCTTCTATCTCAACCTTATCTTCGCCATTAAGGTTTACCAATGGAGTATCAAACAATTGTCTTTTTATATTTTGCAAGTGAGTTGTTGTTTTGCCTTCCCACTGCATTATTTCTTTTGCGCTCTCACCAGACTCCGTAACACCGGTAACTTTTACATAACCGACTCTCTTTCCCGGAGCATACTCCCAGTTATCATCATGCAGCACGTCATTAAAGTCTGCTGTTGATACCACCTCTAATGAAATGTTTTCCGTGGCAAATAAAGGAGAGTTAACTAATTCTGTTTTTGCTGGAGTCTTGAATAAAGAAGCCTTTGTCAATCTCTGGGTATCTGAGAATGTAAGAGTATATTCAAGATCACTGTTTGCTATTCCAGAAACCCAGACAGGGGTTATCTTTACATAATCCTGAAACAGCATGTCACCCAAGCCAGTGTAAAACTCGGACTTGTTGTTGTTTATAGTATCTGAAAAGTTATTTAAAATACTTCTAAGTTCGGCAGTAAAGGCCCCATCGACATCCTGAAGGGTAATACTCATGTCACCAATAGTACTGAAGCCACGCTCAGGAACTATGCTCTGAGACGACCCTGTTGCGGATACGATGCACCCTTGAAATTGCGATGATCCTGCATCAACTATCGTTACCGGATGGGAGGTTAAGTATATATTCTTATTGTCGTTTATTATCTTTACGACAATAATTGGCTCTCGTTCAGTAGAAATATTTTTATTCATGAACTCTGGCGATAATATTCTCATTAAACTAGAACCTCCCTGATTGTGAATGAGTAAACAAACTTTCCAATATCTATATTTGAGTTGCGGCTTCTTGAGAAGCCACCCTGCAGTTGAAACTCAACAGTGGGGTTGGTGAAGTCAGGATCTGGGTCGTCTATATTTGACGCAGAAAAAGTTTCATTGTTTGAAACAGACTCAAGAAACATCTGCATAACTTCATCGGTTACGTCCCCATCAGTATCGTCGTTAGCCACTACCGAGCCAACCGCTGTCTGACATGCGTACAGCTTAGTTGAGTAATACAAAGAAGAAGACTTCAACCCAGACAGGGTTATAGATTCAGTCTTCTTTGTCTCCGTGCTTCTATCGAAAGAAGCAAGAGTCAAAGCGATAATAAGCGGGTTATAAGGAGCGGCTTCCGGGGGAGGCGGAGGAGATATTATAGCCCTTTTTGGGGTAAACTCTATGTACATGTTAGGCATTTAATAATCTTCCTTGGCTGCTGTCTGGATTAATAATTATACCATCATTATCGTTAATGTAGCTTTGCAGGGCTGATGCTATAGCCGCAGGAGAGGAGTTGCCAGCGTTAATATTGATGGTTGTGCTGGATGTATTGTTTGATACATTACTAGCGCCAGAGCTTGATGAAGGACTACCTACTGATCCAGATGGGCCGGTTGGGGCGCTGTATTTTTGAGAGTTTGCACTAGCGTACTGAGATGCACCCATAGCTAAAGCTCCAGCTGCGTTTGCCGCTCTTACATAAGGATTCAGTACGGTTGTGTCCGATAGGGCATTCATAACCGCTAATCCCGTTTGCATGGCAATACCGGCTAGTGTTAACTTCTTGCTTGTCTCAAAAGATCCTTTAGCATTTGCCTCCTTGGTTCTTCGCTCTTCATCTGACATGTCTTCTGTTTCTGAAAGCTCTTTGTTTAGCTTTGAGACTCTTGCATCTGACAAGCCAGAGAATAGACCCGTAAACGCAGTAGCCGCATCTCCTACAGCATTAATTCCAGCTTTGTACTTCTGAATACCCTCAAGCTCTGCATCAGTAAGGGCATTAATTTCATCTGTCTCTTTTTTCCTTAGAGCTGACTTTATAGCCTCAGCTTCAATCCTGTTGGTCATGTTATCATCTATAAACTTTCTTTCTGCTGCATATCTTTCTTCAATTAAGTACTGCTCTGATTTTGTTGAGCTTATAATGGCAGCAAGCCTAGCTGCTATAGCATCTCTCTCCGATGTATCCTCAGTGCCTTTCAGTGCTGCTAGTGCTGCAATTTTTTCTGCTTCTATTTGAAGCTCTAACTTAGTAAGAAGACCCTTATCGTTTATTATAATTTCCCTTGCTAAAGCAAGACGATCAGCAGCATTCCTTTCTATTATTTGTTTTTCATTATCAAAAGATGTTATGAATGCAGCTAATCTTTCTGCTGCTGCTTCTTTATCTTTTTCTGCCGACTCATTATAAACCCTTGTAACTTCAGCTATAACTTTATCAGCTTTCTCTTTCTCTGCTTCTGTTACCAAGTCATTTCTAGCTATCGTTAACTCTACAATTTTCTTATTGTATTCTTTTTCTAACGTTTCAGTCTTAAAAAGCCTTGAGGCTTCAGCTTCAAACATTTTATTAGCAGCATCCCTAGATGCTGCTGAGGCGTTAGAGGATGACTGAGCTATTAACGCTACTCTTTCACCTTCAGCTGCTCTTATTAGCCTTGTAGTCTCAGCTATCGATGACTTAAGCTCGGCTTGAGCAGCTTCCCGCTCACTAGTAAGTTGAGAGTTGGCGGCATCCATTGCAGCCGTACTCATGCCGTAAGTATTTGCCATTGCATTTGTTATTTCATCTCTTGATGAAATAGCGTTACTATTTGCTGGCAAGTCAACCGGCACATCTCTCTTTCCAGAAGGAAGCGTTTGCTGACCTTCTGTGTTTTGTTCATTAAGACTTTTTAGCTGCGCTTTTAGTTCTTTTGTTTTTTCTATGTTTTTCTGCATCTCAAGAGACAATCTTGAGTCTGTCATTAATTTAATCGCAGAAGGAAGTAAGCCAATCTCATCGTTTAGGTCTTCAATTACCTTTGTTGTCTCCTTTCCTTTTGATGACATAAGAAAAAGAGTGGCAAGAAATCCTGCGGCAGCACCTATAGGCCCTGCAAATATAAGAAGCCTAGCAGCCAAGGTTCCTGCTGCTGCGTTTGCGGCAATCATTCCGCCTGCTGCTGCAAGCATACCCCTCAAAAATACACCGCCCATTACCCCGGCAAGCACTCCTGCAGCTAAGGCAATTTTCTTAAATACACTAATCATTGTATTTGCGTAATCTTCAAAATTAAGTGCGATGTCATTTATTTTAAGAGCAAGAGCCTCTGTGAAGCCAGTAGCATCATCAACCTTACCTATATATGCAGTAAGCGCTGTTCTAACGTTACCCATAGCCTTGGATACCGTTATCCCTATCTTGCTGAAGTTTTCATCGGTTACTGTAAACTGAGAGTTAATCGCCTTGAGAAGCATATCCAAATCACCAATACCCTCCTCTGAAAATCTCTTCAATCCAGAAACACCCTTGTTTCCAGCAGCCTCCACGTTTCTGAACTCTTCAGATGTCTCTCTGAGTCCGTCTACTATAAGGTTGAATAGACCCGGAGTTTGCTCTGATAGTGAGTTTATTTCTTGAGAGAAACCACTAACGAAACCCGAAGATATTATCTGCGTGAACTGACGAACCGCACCAGCAGCCTCTTGCGCTGAAGAGCCACCAAGCTGAACAGCCTTGTTAACTGTTTCGGTTATAGAAAACAACTCCTCTTGAGAGACTACGTTTCTATCTACAGCATTAGAAAGTCTCAAATAAAGCAGCGCGTTCTCTTGTAAAGATGATCTGGTGGTTAAAGATGTCTGTATAAGTCGTTCTTGCACACTAACTAAAGACTCACCCGGTTGAACCGTAAGTCTTAGCTTGTTCTGTAATTCATTAAATTCATCTGCCAGCTTTACGCCAGTTATTAAGGTTGCTCCTGCAGCTATCTTTGCAGCCAGACCTTTGAAAGCATTCATAGATCTGTTTGTTTCTATTACGCCCTTATTTAGCTTTTTACCAGCACTAGTAACTGAATTGTATCTTGAAATTGTTGTAGCTAAAGATCTGTTATAGTTTGCTACTGATATTTTGCCAGCCATCAAATCTTTGTTTAGCTTCTGGCCAGATCTAACTAACTTAGACTGCGCCCTCTCTGCCGAGTTGGCGGCACCAGAATACTTCAGCATAGCCTGCTGATTCTTTGAAACTATCCCTGCTAATTGGGAGTTTCCAGCTGACGCAACCCCACTTAGCTTTGCATTCTTTGCTTGCTGTTTTTGCAGGTTTTGAGCCTTTGTTACAGCAGCCATTTGGGCTTGTATTTCTTTTACTCTTTTGTTATAAGCTCTTGTCTTCTCTTTCTTGATTTGGTCTATTGAGCTTATTTCTTTTTTTGTGGTAGCGTCCACCATAGCCTGTCTTTTGGCTGCATTGGATAGTTGTGCGGATATTAACTTTTCTTCAAGGAGGAGGCTCTGGGTCTTTATTTTATGAAGAGTTGCTTCGGCTTTTGCTATGCGCAAGGTAGAAGCCACTCTTTTATTAGCGGCTGATGAGGATTCGTTCTCCAGCTTTCCTTCTGCTACAGATAGACTGGCTATGCTCTTGCGAAGTTCGTCTATTCTAGCTTTAGCTTTAGAAGAATCTATCGTTATTTTTATCTTTTTCTCTATAGCCATAATAGACGACCAGACCAAATATAGTTAGTTTATTTATTATAACATCTATTTGGTTCTGGTATCGCTTTATGCTTTCTTTAGGAACCTTGTGTACTCCGAGTCAAATACAGGCATGATGTAGTATAGGTATTCATCGGAAAGCCTTATTGGCTCAACTCTGAATAGTTCATCAATATCTGATGGTATTATATTTACATATACACCCTCAGAGGCATCAACCCTCCTATACCTGAGAGTGCTGTAAAACCAAGAAAGCGCGTCATCTATGTCCTTATTAGACTCCGGCTCCTTTAGTAGTCCGCTTCTCTTTAATGCTTCAACCTCATGATCCTTTGTGGCTGACATCTGTAGCGAGAAAGCTATTACTTTTTTGCTTTAGGCTCGTCTTCTTTTTTCTTTTCGTCAATGTCCTGACGAAGCCTCAGCGCTTCAGAGTAAAGGAATGTAATGACATCATCTGCATCAGGGTCAAGCAGTAGCTCAGTTGCGGCGCTAATGGTGAACTCAATCTCTTCCTCTTTTTCATTCTTATTTATTACAATTAAGTTTTCCCAATCTACTATATGAGTCTTAATGAAAGTCCTTTTATCCCGAAGAGATAGCATAGAGTCTGTGTATTCACTAATGTATAGTGTGAATGACGTGTAAAGCTCGCCGCTAAGTGGTCGAATATGGAAGGTTGCTCCATCAATCTCAATTGGTGTTGGCTTTCTGTTTACTGATCCAGATTTAAGTTTCATTTTATATTCCTGTTCATAAAAAAAGGCGCACCTTATGGTGCGCCTGCTATTATACTATGTTTTTTTTATTATGGTTTAGCGATGAGATTAAACTCAATAGCGTAGCCAGAAGGCTTGCCGGTAGCTGAGAAGCTGCCATTGTTCTTCAGAACATCACCGTTTGCGGTATCTGCCTGAGTGACTTCAGTATACTGAGCGGAAGGCATACTAACTACTAGGTAGTTACCATCAACATCCTTCAGTACAACACCCAAACCAAACAATGTTTCATTGTCTCGCTTGACGATCTCTGACTGAGAGGTGGTATCTGTAGTGCCGTCAACGTAAGAAACCAGAGTTCCGGTAACGTTTGCTGCTCCGAAAGAGATTGAGCAAGCACCTTCTTTACCGATTGCTGCGTTGCTTTGAGCGCCGTTATCAACTGCCAAAGTGAAGTCAGTGTAGCAAACATCTGCAGGAGTCTGCGGGGTTCCATCTACAAAGAATTCAATTACGTCTTTGACAGATCCAGTAACTCGGCTTGTGTCGATTGCAGCATCAGTAGCTCCGGCTATCTGAGCGGTGCCAGAAGCCTGACCTAGACCAGAGAAGGCATAGTTCATTGTGACGATTGAGCCAGAAGTAATAGAGAGACTCATAGAGCCAACCTGACAGCCCTCAAATGTCTTATAGACAGTATCAGCTTCTGTTGGAATTCGCTTCTGGATGGCAACGCCAACTTGGCTACTTCCGTTACGGATAGACTTACCAACAACAGTAGTTGAAATAGTTTCATCTACAGGAGCAGGAGAAACAACAACTTCGTCATTACTGGTTACGGCTGTAATGGTGAATACACGCTCGTTCAGTGCTGAATCAAATGGTACGAAATACTGACCAACAACTGCTGCTGCAAAAGCACCAGTCTGGGTAATGGTGGCACCTGAGTTAGCAAATGTAGTTGAGCCAGTTGAGCTGATAGTTCCACCAACAGCTGACTGCAATGAGGCTCGAACGAAAAGCTCAAGGCTTGGATCTGCTACGGAGAGATCTCGATCTACAGCACCAGATACTTCAGCGCCAGTAATGATGTTGTATCCCGGCTGGCGAGATGCGTCAACTTCTGCTGACTGAGTGAAGCTTTTGGCAATATCAATATCACCTGAAGTTCTTCTAATGTTGCTCCAGACTGGTGTTGCTGGAACTCCGGTTGCCGGGCTGACCTGTTCGGTTGCCCAGTAACTTACTGCGTTACCTTGTATTGAGCTAGACATGATTTTTTACCTTATTCTCGAATATGGAATTAACTATAGTGGTGCCATTATATCATATATATTTTACAACAAAGAAATATGTAATGTCTTTCCTATTCCATTTATTGGTTCCAGTAGCTCTAGTAATGCTTGTAACGTCTTTAGGTTGGTCTTGTTGGCTATATACCTCAGAACCATCAGCACTTCTGTAAGAGACGTTAAGGAAGATTGAGTCTAGCGTAGGCTCTATCACTGTGTTTAAGTATTTTTTTGACAGCTCTTCTGGCCAAAATATGGAGAAGTCAACAAACACAAGCATTCTCTTTTGTTTGTTCTGGCCATCAAGTATGGAGTCGTTTAGTGTGAATGATTCTGTAACTGCAAAGCTCATCCAGTAGGCATCTGTCGGCTGAGACTGTCCGGGTGTAAAGCTGGACATATTTATAAAAGTGCTGCCTTGATCCGTAGCTCCATTATAGTAGCCGTCAACAAAGTTAGTAACTATGTCTTCTGAAAACCCATTCACAAAAAGAGCTGTTAGATCTTCGTTATATGTAAGTGCCATTAGTTCAGTTTCTCCGCAGCAACTGCAGCCGCTCTGCTTATTATTCTGTCAGCCGTTATCTGCTTTTGATCAAAAGAGACTGTTGCGGCATAGTGCTCATCTTCATTTGATACGTTGTTCTGTATAAATATAACTGAGTCTTTTTTTAATGAGAAAGTTCCTAGCTCTGAAGATATTGAGGACATAACAGCAGCCCCACTGGAGTCCCCAGACGTACTTACAAGGCCATCATACTCTTTATCTATAGAAGCATTCCAGTTAGCCTTAAACATACCACTGAGGACTGGTGAGACTGACACAGCGTACCTAGCAGAGGATTCGGCAGAATCTATTATGTCTGCATCTACTAATTCTATAAAGTCATCAGTAATTGAATCCAGATCAGACATGTCAATTTTAATCATACTAGTTCCTTAGAAGGAATTTCCATGTAACGCCAACGGAGTCAGATACAATCTCTTTAACAGTAAAATCTTCTGAATCAAATGTCATTATTGAATTTAGTTTTGGCTTCTTTATCATCTCAGTTACTTGAGATACGACCACAATATCACCGGCCTGTATCTCTCTAAATATCTGAGCAGATGGACGCTCTGACTTTGATGGACTCAGCAGAAATGAATCTGCAGAGTAGACCGTATCGGTAGTAGTTTGAATACCAGTTATTCTGTCTATACCGCCACTCACGGATTCAGTCCATGAAAGAGTATGCAGCGCATCTTTAAAAAACTCATCTGCTTGAAATTCATCAAACAGTTTATTAAAATCAGTAAGTGCGCCCATATATTCAGCCTCTCAAGAAAAGGGAGGAATATTTTCCACCAGATGATAATATGTATGGAGCAATTATCAGTGATGCTTCCTCTGCAATAATGTTCTTTTTGGCGTTTAGCTGAGACCCTACACTGAAGTATTCTTTAGAACCAAGGCCGTCCATTTTCATTTGCTTCACGACAGATGGATCAATCTCTGCATTTCTGTTTGAAGATGCTAAGTAATAAGCCTGAGTAGCTGTAGCTTCAGCCACTTCTACAGGGAATATTGTGTAGTCGGTAATGGAAACCTTGCGAGAGTCGTATATGCCAGTTCTAGGAAAGAACAAAGCGTAACTGTTGCTGTACATAGTACCGAGATATTTATCCCAGTAAGCTTTATCGAATGTCTTTGTTGCAGATATGACGGCTCGACCGATTTCTTCATCGGTGAATGTGTAGTCTTTCTTGAACTGATCTAAAGCCCACAAAGACTTAGTGTACGCAACGGATGCGTAGGAGTTAGCAGTAGCTCCGACAGTGGATATTACATCGAAGTCTGTATATGATTCAGTAGCCATAAAAGCCATACCGTTTAATAGATATGACCATTATAGCATGGTGAGAGATTTGATTTTGAATTACGGCTATCGTCCGCCAGCTATAAAGTATCCGTCAACTTCACCGGTTATGTCGTAAGAGCTTGTCAGGTTTGCAACTTGCATTTTAATGTAGTCGTTCTGATCAAGAATAACGTTAACTTGTAAGTTAAAAAAACCAATATCTCTGTTTCCAGCAATGTTATTTATTGTTCTTTGCTGCCCGCCAACTTCTACAAATGAAGATAAACTATCATCCCATTTAGTAATATAAAGCTTAACCTCGTCATTTGCGGTTCCCTCTAGGAGTACATTGGAAAATACAGTGTATTCTCTTGGGTCTGAACCTAAATGCCTAAGCTGACCACTGGATGGAGAATCAAAATGCTGCAAATCATTTTCTACAAACACCCCATTCAAGTCAATTTTCTGACCTACGGTTGCAGGCATTATTGTTGTAGCTGCAGTTGCAATGGTTGACCTACCACCAACAAATGTATTTCTTAATCCTTGATTTTCAGAGAAAAGGCAAGGTAGGCTGGTACTGTCTATGTTTGGCATTAAGGTTGAGTCATCTGAATTCTTAATACCATTCCTAGTAACTTGACAGTTAACGTACTGCAAAGTTGACGAATTGGGGAAGTTTGATTCCGTAAAATCATTTAAGCTTGCTGTTGCACCTAGGTCGGTATTTGTATCGGTTCTAAATCTTGACTGCATAACAAATCCGGCACCAGCTGAGAATAGTGGTGCATTCATTGCGTCATCTATACCCCTTACGAGCGTTGTAGCCATGCGATATCCGCCAGACCATGCACCCTTCAAGGTAAGGGTTGGAGTCCCGCCAATCCTGCCTGTATTGCTCTCAAGGCCTTGTCTATAGCCATCTACCGTACCTAGCGAGCTACAGTTGGTGTAATAGACTCGAACTATTTCAAATGCTTCGTTTGAGGTTTTTCCAAAAATATCATATACCTTTGATCCGACCCCGGATGTAGAAATACCAGCTTCTTTTATAAGAAGACTGCCGCTACCACCAGCTGGAGACACAAACATTGTGTGATTTGGCTCTGTCGAGTATAAAACTGAAACATCAAAGCTATGGCCTGATATAGACAATCCACCAGCGGGTACTGTTATGCTAGACGACCCCATGTCGACACTACCATCAATGAAATAAAGGACATCACTACTTAGGTCGCCAAATAAATCAGAAGATGATGAAACTAACTTCATTTTAGTAAAGAAGTCATGCCTATCTCTATACGCTGGTGGTAGTACGCTCATTATTACCGTCCGTAACTATTAGTGTATGCTGCTGGAAGTACATTTGTTGAAGTTGGTGCTGTCTTAATTTGGTTGGCTGCCGGGAGAGTCATTTACTAACCCTCTGTAGCTGTAACTGTAATCTTAACGTGCGTAGCAACTGTAATACCAGCCAGAGACACAGTGATAGACTCAAGAGGAGAGCCTGCACTAGCGTATGCTGCCGTGTCTGTTGCATTAATTGGGCTATTATTGAAAGGTGATGCTGACTGAGCGCCCGGAATACTACCAGATACAATTACAGTACCGGCTTCTGGAACTGCTGGGGTTGTGAAAGCTGCATCGCTGTAGAATGAGGCTACGGCAGTCCAATTGTAGAAGTTGTCATCGACCTCAAAACTAAAAACATCAGTGACTGCGCCTCTTACTTTATATTTTCTTGACATTTTTAATCTCTCTTTATTTAATTAAGTGAACCCAGTAAACTTATGTATGACTGGGTCTATTTCTTGATTATTCTTTTACTAGCTTACTGATGCCGAACTTCTCAATTGCTGAGATAAGATCTGACTTTGTTTTTGGGCCGCGCTTTCGCTCGTACTTATTGCCTTCTGGATCTGAATAAATACCCGGTTCAATCTTATTTAGGTCTTCAACAGTAAGCTCTTTCTTCTCTTCCTTGACCAATGCCATAGTGGCTTTAGCAAGTTGAGCGTTTACAATGTCTTCAACTTCAAGATCAACTACGTATTCTTTCTTCTCTACCTTGGCCAATGGCTCAACTACGCCAAACTTCTCAAGGTGAATGCCGGTTGTTGCTGCCCATAATTCGATGCGCTTGTTTTCACACGCCAAAACAATCTTATCGCAAGAATCTTCAAAGCCGTAGTTAAAACTACCGTTTGAGAAGATAACTTTATTGCCGACCTGTTCTTGCTTTAGCCGGTAAAGGATGTGCTCTTCGTTTGTTAAGCCGTTTTGTACAAAGAAAATAATTTTCATAGGTTTCTCCTACTGTTTATAGTCTGTCTATTTTAACATAAAAAAAAGGATGCCGAAGCATCCTATTTTTGAGCTATCTAAATATCTTAGTTAGCTGCGTCAGTTACTACCAAGCAAGCACCACACAATTTGGCGTCGAATACACGGCTCCAGTTGGCTGGGGTTGCGATAGCTGCGTCAGTAGGGTTGATACCTGAAGCGGTGTTCCAAGCGTAACCAAGTACTTTCATCAAGTAGTTGTATTCGCCTTGGTACTGGTAGCCTAAGTTCTCTTTACCAGTGATACGGTTAACAACGATCTCAGTAGTACCGCGCTGCAAAGCAGAAGCTGCACCAGCCATCAGACCGAATACACGGTTGCGCAATTCACCAGCGCCTTCGTCGTAGGTCAAGCCTGCGATGTCAGCAACGATGATTGGCTTGCCCAGAGCGCCTTGGTTAACACCAGAAACGATTTGAACACCGGCAACAGAATCGATAACGAAGTTATCTAATTTGTCGTCAACGAGGTCGTAGAAAGCTTCTGAGTTCATCAGGTAAGCAGACAAGTTACGGCCTTTATCACCAAACAAGCGCATTGCTTTAGTCAGGTGCTTGTGGTTAGTAGCGGTTGCTTTGTCGGTATCATCAACAAGAACTGTGTCAACGCCAACAGTACCAATCAAAGAAGAAACGATTTGATCAAGAGCGCGCTTCAAGTAATCACCAGCAGCTTGACGACCAATAATGGTAGCCATTTCGCCAACTGAACGACCGCGACGCTTGAAGTTTTCATCAGTTTCGAAGACAGGGCCGATCTTGCTTGCCAAGTCAACACCAACCAATTCCATCAATGCCATACGGCTATCGGTGGCGGCGGTATCTACTGATACATCCCGACGAGAGATCAGATCACCAATTCGGTCATAACCAGCTTCTTTGAAGAAAGAGCCGATGTATACTTCTGAACCAAGCATGATGGTCATGTTAGATTTTTCGTTAAACACATCAACTTCTTGTGCTAAACCTTCGAGCCAACCGGAGTAAAACTCTGCATTATATTCTGGAGACATTAAAGCCATGATATGTACCTTCTTTTTTTAAATTACTAGACGATTTGTTTATTTCTATGATCGCCTAGCGATCCAATGTAATACCGTAATTATAACATATAAAAAAAGGGGTGTTTATGCACCCCTTTTTATCACTGCTATTTCTTAGCTGACGAAAGCATTTGGCCAAATTTCTCAGGGCCATTCTCTCGAATGTAATCAATTTTTTGCTCTTGCGTCCACTTAGATGGATCATTACCTAGACCACCTTCGCCACCACCTGAACCTTTAGCGCCTGAACCTGAACCGCCATTCCAGAACAAACCGTTTGATACTTTCTGCTTGTCGTAGAATGCGCTGTAGGCTACTTTATTGCCATCGGTATCAAGGACACTCTTGCCACCACCATCTAGCGCGTATACAACGCCTGAATCTTGGTCGATGTCAATCTTGCCTTGGTTAAGCATATAAAAGTCTTCAAAGTGATCATTCTTAAATGAATCGTCTTTGGAGGTTAGCTCTCGCAGGAATTGTCGCTTCTGCATACCAGTTACTTTGGAATACAGATCTTTAATTTCTTTATCTTTTTCTGAGATGCTTGATTGAGCGGCAGAGAACTGGCCCTCGAAGTCACTCACCTTTTCTTTCCACGGTGCGATTGCACCCTCGGTAGCCAAGGCTTTTGCTTCTGCAGTCTTACCATTCATAATCATGTCAATAAACTGATCATGCTCACGAGCTGATTTTACTCGGACTAATTCCGACAAATCATTCTCATTTAGGTCGCCATACTTTTCCTTGTTTTTTACAATCTTTCCAAGAAGCTCTGTATTTTT